ATTGGTGTGGAAATTAAGCATATTAGTGGTGGCAACAGTTATTTGCTTTTTGCCAACTATACGCAAGAAGTTAGACAACTTCAAGGGTTCAAGTTAAATCTTGCTGTTTTTGACGAGCAACCACCAGATGATTTCTTTAGTGAAATGGTTACTCGTACAGCAACAACACAAGGTAAAGTAATATGTTCATTTACTCCATTAAAAGGGTTGAATGGATTAGTTAGCAAGTTCTGGAATAAAGAAGAAGGCTATGAATTCATTCGTGTTGCTTGGAGTGATGTACCAGAATATGATCCCTGGGGTCAACCATTTCTGTTAATGTCAACTCGTAGACAACTTGAACGAGATTACTTGCCACATGAAAGAGAAGCACGAATTGCTGGTAAGCCTGTTATGGGTAAAGGCGCTGTGTTTCAATTAAGTAATTGGCCTACTTATACTACAGGTGAAATTGATTTTACTCGTATGCCTAACATACATAGAATCATATCACTTGATTTGGGTTTAGTTAATGATAAAACAGTTATTAGTTTAATATACTGGGAACCACATGAACGAACAGCATACTTACACAAGCAAATCATTGTTCAGGGAATTGAAGAAGCAGTACCCACGCAGTATATCAATCATTTACTTCGTCCTGAAGTGTTTGGCACTCCTATTGTGTTACCTGCTGACGCAAATACTAGTGGCAGATATACTATGAGTTCAGCATCAATTAGAGAACTATTTGAAAGTTATGAATTGAATGTATACGAAAAAGCAATAATGAATCCACCAGATAATGAAGGTCGTGTAACTAATCATAAGAGTTATGGTATTAATCAGATGCGTCAAATGTTAGAAGTTGGAAGTTTAATGGTTAATGAAAATTGTACAAACTTTTTAACTGAAGCACAAAACTATTATGTTGATGAAAAGGGCCGTTTTAGTGATCCAGACGATTGTATTGATAGTTGTCGTTATGGTATTATGGCTTGTTTACAAGGGATAGCAGAACCATGGGATAATCGTAGTCCACAACAACGCATGATGGCGCAAAGAGATAGATATATTAAGCGAGATGATAGCCATCTTCCAGCATGGAAGAAAGCATACAATCCAGCACAATAATACTAAATAGAATATATGCTATAAAAAGCACCAAAGGAACCATCAATGTTGGACATTAAAAATATCCCCGTAAGTAACATAAATCAAAACAGAAAGATAAATGCTACTTTCGTTCGTATGAAAAATCAAATGGATGTAAAAATGGCGGGTTATTTACGCTATTTGGGCACAAAGAACGCAGTAAATCGTGCTAGTGATTATCATTATCTATGTCTTGCGGTTACAGATAGTACAGCGCCTGTAAACGGGATAGATTATATTCACCCTAGTGTCAAACCAGTAGTTGATTATGCTACAGCAGTTATTGCTAAAGGATTGATGCCAAATGGTGAAATTAATTTTGAATTCGTTGCTGATGGTGAAGATGATGAGATAGCAGCAAGACAAGCTACTGATATGGTTAGTAAAGTTGTCAATCAAATGAATGATCCACACTTTGTGTTAGAACGCTGGATCATGGACGCTACCATGCACAAGAATGGTATGATGATGATCAAACCAATTCGTGAACCTATAGTGCGCTATGTTGAGACACAAGGCACGATGGACCAACTAAAAGCATTTGAGCAGCAAGCAAGTGAAGGTGGACTTACAGCATTAAGACAAAGCAAACGCAGAATTAATGTTGATATGCCTAATGCGTTAGCAGAAATACAACAAAATCTTGGACAAGCAAAGAAAGATTTAGGTAAACAAAAGTTAGATGACTTTTTAAGTGTGTTATCTACCAGTAGTGAAGATGAATCAAGTAGTGAACCAATTGATCATAACACAATGGAACTTGATAATGAACAAATGATATTAACTGATGCTGTTAATCGCAATACAATCTATTCAGCAAAGTATAAACTAACTGGTTACAATGTTAATGTTAGATTTGTCCCAATCGCACAACACTATTGGATATGTGATCCTACTGTACCACAAATGAGAGATCAACCTTTCTGTGGTTACTATGATCCAATGACTATTCAAGAAGCAATGGAAATGTATCCTGGAATTGATTTAGAAGAATTTAGAATTCATGCTGAATACAATATGAATGGTGCTTACCAAGCAGGTAGTGTGTTAAACAATTTAGCGATTCACGCAAGAGATAGTGTGCCTATTATGGGTATACCTGTAAGTTCAGCAGCAAGTGCTGACCCAGATAGTCGCCAAGTATCTATTGTTACAGTATGGAACAAATATGATATTGATGGTGATGGTGAACTAGAATTAGTAGAACTAATCTATAGTGGTAGTTATATTATATCAGCAAAAGAAGTTGAGTTTATTCCTGTTGCGAATATGTGTCCTAAACCATTGCCAGGCAACTTCTATGGTATGAGTATTGCTGAAAGTGTTATTCCCATGCAGGAATACAATACATCAGCAGCAAGAGCAGAAATACAATTGGGCCTATTAACAGCAACACCTCGTATTGGTGTTAAACCAGATCGTTTAGATTTTGAGATGTTACAAGATGGCGAAAGTGCTATCTTTATATTGGATAGTAAGTTTGACCCAGCAAAAGACATATATCAAATTCCTCCTCCAAGTGGCAATTTAGATTTCTTGGAAAGATCAATGAATCGTATTCAACAAGATACAATGGCTATGGTTGGTATGACAACACCTACGGATGTATTTAATCCAGAAGTTATGTCAGCAGGTAATAGTGGTATCAAATTACAATTAGCATTGACACCAAATCAAATCATACAAGACAATACTGTTCGCAATAGCGCAGAAGGATTGCGTGAAGCGATATGGTTAGTATGGCGTACATTAATTCAGTATGGTGATGATTATGGTATTAAAAGATTAGCACAAAGTTTTCACCCAGACAAAAAGCCTGAGTTTTTAGATTATCTAGCATGGGATGATATGAATTTCTGTGATAGAAAAGAAGTTCATTTAGAATTAGCATTAGGTATGATGAGTGAAGAAAACTCATTGGCACGATTACAGATTATACAGAAATGTCAAACTGAATTATATCAAGCAACACAAAGTATGGTACAATCAGGTACATTGACTCCTGATATATACAAAAAGATTAAGAAACCATTTGCTGACACATTATATGTGCTTGGAGTTAAAGATTGTAATACATATTTGCCAAGTGACGATGAAGTAGCAACTATGATTAAACAGGGTCAAGAAGCAATGAAGAACAAAGAACCTAGTCCAGTAGAGAAGAAGGACTTAAGTTCAGCAGATTTGAACAAAGTAAAATCGCAGCAAATTATGGCAGAAATGCAGGGCAAAGACGCACAAAGTCAATTGGATTATATGGCGTTAGCACAGGGCACACCAAAAGTATATTCGTAAAATATGAATATATTAAGCAAATCATAAATACAATATGATTAATGAGAATACAATAGAATTTTATAATAGTAGATTGACATTAGATGTAAGCAGTTTGAAGTCGCTTTCACCAGCACAGAAAGACAAAGTTAGACACTATGGTAGTCAATCAGAAGCATTATTAAAGAATAAGGATCTGGCGATGTTCGTCCATCACTTCAAGTTTGAACTTGCTGATAGATTAGCAAGTATTGGAGGACATACACCAGATGACAATGCCCAAAGAATTGCGATAAGTAATGAATTAGCAGGTATTGACAATTTCATAACTGGTCTGAAAAGAGCAGTTTATTGGAAGAATCGTATTGGTAACACGAATGAAGTGCCCAACACATAAATACTAAAGGAAATTAAATGACAGAAACGATCACGCCTAACGCTACACCTAGCGCGGCCACTGAACAAAACGCAGTCCCTAGTTTAGATTCTATAGCACAGAAAATGACCGCTATGCGTGAATTAACGCAGCGTAATCAAATTCGTACTACTGAACGGGCTGAGCCAGGTCAAGATGCGTCGGCAGAAGCATCAAGCCCTGTGGCACCAGACAATGGAAACATTGTGCCAGAAGTTGACGATACTGAAGATAGTATTGATAATGCCACTGATGACGAAATCGCCCATGAAGATGTAAGCGACTCTAATTCAGACAGCACCAGCGATGAGTTAATAGATTTTATTGAATTCGCAGAAACGAACCCTAATGCTAAATTTAAGTTCATGCGAAACGGTAAAGAGGTAGTCGTAGATGCTAAAAAGGCAGCAGCAATATTAGGACAGGGATCGGCAATACATGAAGATGCCCGACAACTGAAGATAGAACGAGCAGAATTTGATGAATATCTAAATCAAACTCGGCAACGAC